TATATCTTGTGTCTTGACTTTAAATAGAGACTTTGAGGGTGGAGGCACTTGGTTCTGGAGACAACAAAAAGTTCATAAAGGAAATGTCGGGGAGATCTCCATACACCCAGCCCAGATAACACACAGACATGGGGGTCGGCCAATCTCAAAAGGAGAAAGATATATAATTGTTTCATTCTGTTCTAAGCCATGAGTACCACTCCCAAATACTATATTGGTAAGCACAAACGCATAGAAGCGTTTGATGTTGTCCTGGACTTTCAATCAGATAACTATAATTTAGGGACTGCTATTACATACTTATTAAGGGCTGGTAAAAAACCAGATAACCCAATCACCCAAGATATTCAAAAAGCCATAGCCCATTTAAAAAAAGAACTAGACCACCAACAAAAAAACCAATAGTTAAATGTCGTATCTTTGGCAGATACTTTAAACCCAATAAAATGAAATACTTCATAGAGATAGGATCAAATAGTTTTGACACCTTAATACCTTTAGCAGAACACGGATGGACAGGCGTAATTGTTGAGCCTTTATCACAATACTTAGAAGAGTTACCAGTCCTCGAAAACGTAGCCTATGTCAATGCCGCTATATCTACTCACGACGGCTCAGGTGTTATGAAAGTATACAATGAAGACTTGTGTGAAAAAGATTCTGACTTTAGGGGAATGGCTACTTTGGAAACTGAAGGTCTTGTAGAACAGAACGCTGACATGGTTCATGACGAAGAGGTTGAGTGTATGACATATCAAACTTTACTAGATACGCATTGCTCTGATTTCCCTCAGATTGATTTCTTGAAAATAGATGCAGAAGGTCATGATTTAAAAATACTAGAAACGATAGACTTTCATGGTCCTCTTCGACCTAAAGTCATTAAGGTTGAGCACGCTCATTGTAATGATATTAAAATGTCTGCTTTGTTAGAAGAGGCGGGGTACTTTAATATGGTTGACAATACTGACATATACGCTATATCATACGAGTAAAAAGATACTATCTTTGTTGAATGCCTGACAAGCCAAAAAAAGATTATCGATTAACTAAAGTTGGGGTTTCTGCTTTTAATAAACCCAAAAGAACACCATCCCATCCCAAGAAATCACACGTTGTGGTCGCAAAAGAGGGGGACAAAATAAAGATAATTAGATTTGGAGAGCAAGGAGCAGACACGGTAACAGAGAAAAACCCTAGTCCTTCACGTGCTAAAAAGAAAGCATCCTTTAAAGCCAGGCATGCAAAGAACATTAAGAGAGGAAAAATGAGTGCTGCCTACTGGGCTAACTTAGTAAAGTGGTAGTTTTCAGGCACCATATCGAAGTGGACGAAAAAAGATTAATGGCCTATATAAGATCTCACATAGCGAACTTATTAAGTAGTGACGTAAATTTGAAACATCTAAAAACAAAAAGATAATGCATCAAGGTTATAATAGTAGAGACGACGAGTCTATGGGAGAAAGAGATTTTCTCCGAGGTGTTAAGAAAAAGTTTTTTCAAAGTCTGAAAGACAGAAGAAATGAGAGTCGTGGAGAAAACACAGAAATGGGAAAACGACCTAATGATTTTGTTAATGCAAAAGCAGGTGGTAAGTTGAGTGAGATGTACGGTTCAGGCGGGGCAATGAAGTATCGCAAAGGAGGAGCCAACTTAGCAATGAGTAACAGCGAAGCCGTGAGAAGCGGACGTGCTGGAAGAGGTGCAGGAGAACAAGCATATGGTATGGGCGGAAAGATGGACTACGAAAAGGGTGGTATGTTGAAGGCTCTACTAGATGATCCAAAGCAAAGAGAGATGGCACGAGCCATTCTAAGCGACACCAATACCAAGGCTGTAACAGATGGAAAGGCTGGCCGTTATGAAATGGGTGGTGAGGTAGTTGAAGGTGATGAAAAAAAGACTTACGTAAAACAAACTAGTCCAAGGTCTACGGAAGACTTCCCTTCTGAAATGTACAATGCGTCTATGCCTCTACTAAGAGACATGCTTAGAGGTTCAAGACTTGCCCCTAAGGATGAGCAGATGATTGCAGAGTTCGTTATAGGAACAGAGGGCATTGGTTCTGTTGATCCTCGATACAGAGATATGGCACAAAGGGCTAAATCAGGAGGAATGGCATATTTGAAATCAGACGAAGGTGGAAATTTTCTTCAAGAGAAGTACTTTGACCAATCAACAGGAGAAGAAGTAAGTGATGAGTTTATTATGGGTCTTCAACAAAGAGGCGAAGGTTTTTACCCACTCAGCAATATGAGCGGTGAGGGTAAATATGTTTACGAGGTAAGATCTAAAAGAGATTAATAACCTACACGTTTATTTAATAACAAAAAAAGGGGGCTTATTGCCCCCTCTTTTATTATCTGCGTTTAGGAATTTATTTATTCAACCTCAACACTCCGTTTACAACTTTGTGTGTGGGCTTGTGTGTTCGAACACCTGTTGATCCTGAAGCAAAATAACCAGCAGCCTTACTTCCCTCTTTATTCTCCCAGTAGTTAACATAGTGATCGTCTTCAAAGTAGAAGGTGTATCCGTTTGTTACTGTAGGAAATACGTCAGCATTTTTGATGTAAGACTCTGCTTGATTCATTAATGCCCCAAGTAATTCTTGGGCTTTATACTTCGACTTAATATCAAAGTGTCTGTCACGAGGTACACGATTCCCTAAAGGATATAGTGTGTGTTGTATACCACATTCGATTAAGGGCCACATAGACTCTCTTACTTGTGGTTGATCTTGTGCTTGTGCTCCCAACGAGAGAGCAACGGCTAACGATAAAAATAGATGTTTCATTTTATTAAAGATTTGGTTTCACTCCTCCAAACCTAAGAATAATATTTTAGATTTGCAAGAACAACTATAAAATTTAATTGAGATGAGTACAGAAAGCAACATGGAACAAGCAGTTAAAGATGCTGGTTTCGAAATAATGAGTGGTCCACCTGAAGGGATGGGCACAGCACCGGAGGCTCCTGCTCCACAAGCAGTAGAAGTTTCTCCAGATAATACACCAGCCGAACCCGCTCCACAAACAGCGGCACCGGTTGAGCAAGCAACGCAGGAACCCGCGCCTGTACAAGAGCAAGTGGCACAAGAGTCGCAACCTCAAGTAGAAAGCGGAAGTTCTATGACAAACGAACAATCTGTTTCGAAGTTAGATTTTTTAGACAGCCTTGGTTCTCCCGAAATGGGATCACCCGCTGTACAAGAGTCTAGTCAAGTAGCAGAGGAAGCGTCAAATCTAGATCCTCGAATCCAAGTAATTGCTGATTTTGTAGAGAAGACAGGAAGAAACCCAGAAGATTGGTTTCGCTATCAGTCCTTAGAGCCATCCGAAATGGATGACCGTACTGTAATGCGAGTCCACCTTGCAAGTGAATATCCTTCTTTAGGTAACGATGAAGTTGATACATTAATCAACTCCAAGTACAAAGTAGATGAAGCATTATATAGTGAAGAGGAGACGAAGGTTTCAAAATTGCAACTGAAGATTGACGCACAGAAAGCCAGACAGTCTATTGACACACTCCGTAGTGAGTATGTTAGCCCGGCTGTTGAAGCGAATAATGATGGAAGTGAAGATGGTGGTAATCCATTTGATACGCCATGGATACAAGATAGCGGACGCTCGCTTGCAGGATTAGATAAAATATCTTTTGACCTGCCTAGTGGAAAAGAGTTTCACTATGGTGTATCTGAGACATATCGAAATGATTTAAACAAGTCTAACACTAACATGAATGAGTACTTTGAAAAGTACGTAGATGACAAAGGGTCTTGGGATCACGACCTCTGGAATATGCACAGGACTGTCACAGACAACCTGCCTAGTATTATAGAGAATGTGTATCGACAAGGTATGAGCGATGGTCAAAGGGGGATAGTCGAAAAGGCTGCCAACATTGACTCTAGCGGACCAGCGGCACCGGTACAACCTCAGAACAACTCAGTTGCTAACCAGGTGCTTGATGCACTAGGAAGGCGACAACCATTTTTAAAGAATATATAAATTTCAAAATAAACTATAATGGCAAATACATTTCCTCCAGTTTTTAATGACAACAAGCCTGCTGTCTTTAGACAATTGGATCCAGCGAAATACTCTTCTTTAGGAGATTTCATTGACGAAATCAACGCTCCCGATAACAGGGACCAGTTGGTTAAAACTTATGGCTACCAACAAATTTCTGGTGGCTTAACAGGATTTCTATCCTTAACAGGTGCTATCAGAGCATCTGGAACAGCGGACGAAGTTCAGTACTGGGAAGAGACTAGATTGCATTCAACTGCAAAAGTTACTCCAACAGCCACTGCTGCTGTCGCTGCAACATCTGTTACTGCTACTAAAGCAACAGGTGACGCTTCAGTTCTTCGTTTAAATGACGTAGTACTTATAGCCGGTCAAGATCGCTTTATCGTTGCTGCTATTTCCCCAACAGGAGAGATTGCTTCAACAGCGACTGCATCTTATACATTTGAATCATTGGCAACTACAGGACTTACTGCTTCAGGAAGTGTTGCTGCTGTTGAGATTCCCGTTATTGGTAACTTGTTCGGACAAGGAACTGATCAAAACAAAGGTTACTTAGAGAGTAACGTAATCAAGCGTACTAACCCTTATAACATTATAAAGGAAGTATTCAAGGTTACAGGATCTCAAGCAACTAACATTGGTTGGATCAACGTAGGTAACGGAGACTACAGATGGTATGTTAAAGGAGAGATGGACACTCGTGCTCGTTTCTTAGACAAGCGTGAAATGATGATGCTTCTCGGTGAGAAGATTGGAAACGCTGCTAACTTAGATGCTGCTGTTGCTAACATTACTGGTGGTGAGGGTTACTTCTCTGCTATCGAAAACAGAGGTATTGTTCATGACGGACAGATCGACGGATTCGACGAGTTAGATGTTCTTATCGCAGAACTTGACAAGCAAGGCGCTGCTCCTGAGTACGCTATGTATGTTAACACTACACAAGGTCTAGCAATTGATGACATGGTAGCAACTATGAATGGTGCTGCTGGATTCGGAGACGGAACTAATGGCATTAGTGCTTTTGGTGGTCGTGGTGCTGAGTTAGGATTCCAATCGTTTATTCGTGGAGGGTATACTTTCCACAAGCATTCTTGGAAACTTCTTAACGATCCTACTTTGTTAGGTGCTTCAGATGCTAAGTACAGAGGTGCTATGATTCCTTTGACTACAGTTGTAGATCCAAAGACTGGCGATCGTGCTGCTGCTTTGGAACTTAACTACAAGGATACAAACGGATATAGCCGTGAGATGGAGCACTGGATGACTGGTTCTATTTTAGGTGTCAATAATACCAATACTGACGACCTTCAATTTAACTATCGTTCTGAGTGTACTCTAGTTACTCGTGCTGCTAACCAGCATATCTTAATTAAGTAATCACTTATTGATTCTTAGGGAACGGAGGGGGTTCTGCCCCCTCCTCACTCCCAAATAAACTTATTAATTATATTCAATTATGTCACAAGCAAAAACAAAAAGCGCACCTGCTGCGCCAAAAACAACAAAGGCCCCAGCGCCTCAGACCTCTAAAGGTCGATACTCCCCAATTAAAAAAGAAAGAACAAGAGATGAAACAGTGATCTTTGAGATCATTAAAGGTGGAGGTATCATCTGTAAAATAAAATCTGAAATCCCTGTATACGATAAGGTCACAAAAAAAGTAAGACAAATTCGTTATTGTCCAGGAGAGACTAGTATTTTTAAGGATGAGCAAAGCACATCATCTGTTCGCTCTCATGTAGTATTTAGGGATGGTTTATTAAGCGTCCCTGAAGAAAAGGCAAACCTCAGAGAGTTCCTATATGCACACTCTTCTAACATAGATAACGGAGGAGGATTGTTTCGCATTGTAGATAATTCTAGAAACACAGAGGCAGAAGTCAATAATGAGTTCTTAGTTCATGACGCTGTAGCGTTAGTTCGTACAAAAGAACTTGATGAGATTCTAGCGGTTGCTGTTGCCTTAAATATTAACATAGAGCAAAAGACGCTAGAGATAAGAAGAGAACTTCTTAGGGAGGCGAAGAATAATCCTGACGCTTTTATCAGAATGTTTGATGACCCTAGGGTTAAGGTTCGATCTGCGATTATTCAATCGAAAGATTTCCAAATAATAAAAATGAAAAACGACGGAGCGTATTGGTTCGACAGCGGTAACTTGATTCTTTCAGTTCCCCCTGGTCAAGATCCAATTGACGTTTTAGTAATGTTTTGTCTAACAGAAAAGGGTGCGACTTTATATGAAGAGGTACTTGCCAGACTAGAAAAAATGGCCTAAGTTTGTAGGACTACATGTAAATTTAGTGGACGTATAAGGATTTGGTTTTCCACGTTCCTACCAGAGGGGGTCTCGCAAGAACCCCCTTTGTTATTTTCGTATATTTGCTAAAACGCCTAACAGATTATGGCAAGTGTACAGAGAGTTTTCGACGCAGTAAAAAATATAGCAAACAAAGATCAGCGAGGTTTCGTCACCCCTGCAATATTCAACCAGTTCGCTGGTGTCGCACAGATGAACGTGTTCAATCGTTTGTTTGGAGAGATTAGTATGGGGAATAGGTTACGCAGATCTGACATAGATGGGCCTAGAATATTTTCTAGATCAAAGACAGTCCTAGAGGACCTATCTGTTTTTTCTAAAAAAGCCACACTCAGTCTGACCGCAGGCGTTGTGACTAAACCCTTAGATCTTGCTAGGGTTATTTCCATAAACACAGTAGGTAAAAAAATACTAGGGGTAGAAGAGCAGGAACAAGTTCAATTGGTTTACAA